GATGCAATCCTTCAGGGGCTTCTATTCTTGTTCTTCATTTATCCTTGGATGTGTATCTAAAAGATTGTAACTCCCTAATTAAGTTAGGGTCGTTTGGTATCTTTATCTTTCCTTGCTCTAATAATAGCTGTAAACTAACCAATAAATCTCTTCGGCTTGTTTCAGTAAACTTATAGGGGTTTACTCTTATACCTTTCTGCCATAAATCATCATAAATAGGCTCTCCTACCCCTGTGCTATCCATATTTATCAAAGGCTTAAAAAATCTCAGGTAAGACGCTTCTATTTTTGCTTTTTGTAAATTGTAATCTATTTGATTAAATCGGTCTTGTTTTAATACTTTAAAAGTTGTCAGGTCACACGGGGTTATCACTGTATAGTCCATTGTCTTAGCAAGGTCTAAACCTATTTGGTATTTGTGATTAACCTCTTCTTTATCAGTAGCTTCATAAACACATTCGTGTATTCTTTTAAAGAAAGCACCAGCACCTTCTATAAATTTGCAGTAATATTCTTGGTCTATAATATCCTGTGGGTTCATTTTTCTTTCTTCTTCTAACGCTTCATCAGATAAAACCTTAGTTTCGTTTATTGTTAGAATTTCTGTGAACCAGTTTTCATTGTCTTTGGCTTGTTGTAATAATTGCCAAGCGTGATTTTGACCACGAGGAGTAAAGTTAAATACCGCCCAACCACCATTAACCGCTAAAATAGGTGATACATATCTCCACGCTTCTGGGTCTGTTACGGAATATTCTGAGAACACTACACCAACAGGATTAGTTCCTACACCGCTTTTCTTAAATTCATCAGCACCGATTAACTGTATTATTGAACCATTAAGTAATTCTATTTTTAACTCTGTAGCGTTTGTATTCTTTATCAATTCTTTGGGTATATGGTCCAACATTCTAAATCCGTCATTGTCTATGTTGTCCCAAATAACTTTCTTAGCTTGAGAATAAGTCGGGAGAAAATAATAATAAGTTCCAATTCTTTCAAACGCTTTCTTTACTGTGTAATTAAAACATACTTTATCTTTTCCGCTTCTTCTATTCCAACACAGTATAGCTCTTAAAATACCTCTATCCATCGCCTTTAAAAAAGGTAATTGATAATCTCTTGGCTTAAACTGATGCGGTATCGTTATCATATTTAACTACATTGACTATTAAATCTTTTCCGTCTTTTCCTGTTAGTTCGGTTCTTTCTGAGTATCCCTCTTCTTTGCCTAGAGTCTTTGCTACCATATCAAGCACATAATCTAAGTTCCTTTCGGCCTTTGAAAACATTTCTTTTCTTTTAAGTTTCCTTAATCTTTCCTTAAACCATTCATTCATTGTTATATTCCTTGCTGTGTCTTCTGCATAACCAGCATCTATGGCTGATTTATAAGCATTTTCTCTGTTTTCTTGAATGCTTTTTACATAAAAATCCCAACAAATCTGTTCTCTTGGGTCTGATTGTGTTCCATTAGCACCGTTGGGGTTTGTGTTAGCCATATTATTTATTTAGTTTTTTATAAGCATCTTCGTAATCTAAAAAGAAGTTATCGTTTTTTTCATTTTCTAAATCAAGTTTGCTATCAGTCCATTTCTTTTTAGATATAGTCCCTTTACGATTTATATAATAATAATAATATTCCGGTCGCCAAATTTTTCTTTTAATAAGTTTCCAAATAGGCATATTATTCTACTGTTCCGTTTATAAATTTTAGGCGTTTTTTACATTTAGGACATACCCATTCGTTATTAAGATTTACCTTACACACAGGACATTTTGTATGCTGTAAAGCTATCTTAACTGGGTCTGAACCATTAGGGACTATTATATCTATTGTTTTTTCCATAGTTATATTACGAAGACGGCAATGTATGTATATTAACGACTCTTATTTCTAAGGCGAAATATACCGGGCTTTGCCGTCTGCTCTTTTGCTGTAGTTAGTCGTAACCAACTTAAGTGTCAAGAGATAGTTTGCCCTCCCCGTAATACAAAAATAGCGACCAAAAATTAGCCGCATTATTTACGCTTCCCTCTCTTTTTAGTTTTTTTTCCGCAAGGCATAAGAACTATATTACTAATACAAATGAGAAAAATAATACCACGCTTGTCAAGAGATTTCTCTCTTTTGCTATTACTTTTCTCATCTGGACTACTAAGTAAATGTTGATAATAACCTACCTCTCATAAAGCCAGTTTTCACCAGCGAAACAGTCGGCTAACAGTGTATCTTTATTTGCATAGAAATAAGCACCGTTTAGATTATTACCACCACTCACCAAGCAGTCTTACGATTGCTGGGAGCTTAAATTTTGCAATTTAAATTATCCATTAGTATTATAGCTTTTATTTAAAGACTATGCAACATATATAGTGGATAGTGTGTGAATGAAATGTGAATAACTTATCCACACAGAAATTTGACAAAAAATCAATTATCATTTATTATAGATAATGGAATTAAAACCTATGCCTAAAATCGAGATACATAACAATCTATTAAGTGGACACTACATCACCGTAAAATCGGTGGCGGTTCTCTCGAGCCGTGGCAGTGTGGTGTCCAGTTAATAGATTTTTTTGTTATGGAAAACGGATTTATCACAATTCATAGAAAACTCCTAAAATGGGGTTGGTATCAAAAATCAGAGATGGTTCATTTATTTCTGCACTTTTTGTTATTAGCTAACCACGAACCTGGGATATGGCAAGGTCAAAGAATAGAACGAGGGCAATTTATAACAGGAAGAAATAACCTATCAAAAGATACAGGAATATCACCACAAAAGATAAGAACTTGCATTAAGAAGCTAAAATCAACCAACGAAATAACCATCAAATCAACCAACAAATATAGCTTGATTACCATAGTAAAATATAGCGAATATCAAGATAAGAAAGAAAAATCAACCAGCAAATTAACCAGCAAATCAACAAACAATCAACCAACAACTAACCAACAACTAACCACAAACAACAATAATAAACAATTAAACAATGATAACAATAAAGAGAGTAGGAACTTCGTTCCACCCTCTATACAAGAAGTAACCAATTATTGTATTGAAAGAAAGAACTCTGTAAATCCACAAAAGTTTGTAGACTTTTATGAGTCTAAAGGTTGGCTTATAGGGAAAAACAAAATGAAATCTTGGCAGGCGGCGGTTAGAACTTGGGAGGGGCGTGAAAATCCGCAAGAAGAAAATCCTATAAAACAACAAGAAAAAAAATTATACGAAGAACAATTTTATAATGAACACGGATTTTATCCGCCTAAATAATATGCCATCATACCAATCATCTTTAGAGAGAGAGAAACTAAGCGATGTTTGTAAAGAAAACTCCGAGCTTCGTAAGAAGTTATGGGAAGTTTCATCTCAATTAGTCGAGATTGAGAAATTATTTAATGAACTTTATTCACTATGTTTAAAGACGACCTCAAAACAGGACAACAAAAAGAAAACGAAATAGCTGACTATTACAGGGATTTAGGTTTGAACGCTGTTATTAGCACAGGCGTAGATAAAGACAAGGACATAGTTATTTCAGGGCAGTTAGAAGTTAAATACGATAGATTAGCACCACAGACAGGAAATATAGCTATTGAGTTAAAGTGTAGGGGTAAAATATCAGGGCTATCAACCACTAAAAGCAACGCCTGGGTTATTACAACAGATGACGGGGCTTGGGTATGTCCGACTGAAAGCCTAAAACATTGGGTAAAAGATATATGCCACAATACTTTTGGAGAGTGGAGATTAACACCAGCAGGGGACAATTTAGAAAGCGAGGTTTGTCTATTGCCTTATAACCTAATTAAAAATTATAAGCCCTTGACAAAATAATAGCGGTATGCTATACTATAATTACTAATAAACTAATCATACAATATGATTAAATCAAAAATAGTTGGTAGGGTTTTCCAACTGGATAAACATTTAGGGAGCGACTTTCGTTATGAGAGTTTACGCCTTGAATGCGAAGCCGATACTTTTGAAGAAGCTCTAAAAGAAGTTGAAAGTGATTTTGTAAAATACATCACTGACAAAAAAAACGAACTAAGAAAAAAAGAATTAAACGAAGAACCTTTTACAGCCGAAGAAATAATTAAAAATAATAAAACTATACTTAAAAAATAAATATGAAAAAAACAAAATTTAATTCAGTTGAATTTGAAAATAATCATCTTAAAGGTCAACTTGAAGCAATTAAACACTACTATGCTGTATTGATTGCTAAAAATGTAACTAAGGTTGAGGAAGTAATAGAAAAATTAAATGAAGAAATAAAATGGTTAGACGATGGAATTAAAACATACTCTGAAAAAATAATTGAACTCAATCAAAAAATAAAAAAAGTTAGAAAAATTAAAAGAACCTCTTTAGAGGAAAAAATAGAATTATTAGAAAATCCATTAAATATATTAAAAAAAGAAAGACAAAATTATTACGAACTTGTTAATACATTAAGACAAGTTTTATAAAAAATAAATATGGAAAAACTACATAGACCAAGAGGTAAAAATAAAGCCCAAGAACTTAGAACAGAAGAAAACCGTAAAAAGCGTAGAGCAAAACACGCATTAAAACACCCTAACGATAAAAAATAATATGATAAAACAAATCAAACTCAAAGCAATTTATATCAACGATAAAAAAGCAGACGGAACTCCGTATGTAGATAAAAACGGCAACCCTTTTAAGATGGCTGTGATAGAAAACGAAAAAGGCGATAAAGCGTCTATGTTTTGTGGAAAGTTTCAAGCTAAAGACCTTGAAGAAATTAAAACCTGGAAATCAGGCGATATTGTAAAAGTGAACTTAGAACAAGACGGTAAGTATATCAATTTCTCTTTGCCCTCAAAAACTGACGAGCTTCAAGAAAGAATTACAGGAATTGAACTTCGTTTATCTCGTTTAGAAGGCAAAGCTGAAGCTAAAGAACTATTAGCACCTGAAGAAAAGCAAGAATTGGAGAAAATGTCGCAAATCTTAGCGGAAAAAGAAGAAGAAATTGACACATCGGTAATTCCTTTTTAAGAAAATTTAAAGGCACAAGCCATTTTTGGGTATTGACACCCTGTTTTTCATAGTGTAATATATAAGAGTAAATAACACTATGTCTAAACATTATGCTAACCCCACGACAAAACTTTTATTTTGATGTTACTGTCAAACATCCAAAAATTAAAGAAACAATATCTTCTCCAAGAGAGTTTGAGTTTGAAAATTTACTAATTGAAATCGGTTATAAAAAAGGAAAAGATTTTACACATCAATTTGCCTGTGCTTGTGATGAAATGAATAAAGTTTATGTGGCGGACTTTACTTTTCCTGATTAAGAGATAAGGTTTTTAATAATAACGGATATAGGGTGTTAAGAATTAAAACACCTCTTGATGAAGAACAAAAAAGATATT